CACCATCAACAGAAGGATCGGGTGCTGTCATTTGCATTATTCCTGCTAAACCTAATTGTACTCCCATACCTGCTGTGTACAGTGCTAGGGTTCCAGGTGTAACTTTTAGTGTTGATGCTATTGCTTTAAACCATCCCGGCTGTGTTATTGCTATAGCAATTAGAACTACTGCTGCAAGTATTTTTCCGAGAGCTGACTTCGATCCCGCAGGCATTGCAGTAATTGTAATATCACCTTCATGCATAGGCATTAGTAACTCTCTTTCATCATCAAAAGTATTGTCAGCAACATCTACAAGAAACCCTGTATTATCCTCATGGCACTTTATAAAATATTTTCTAAAGTTACTTCCAAGATTTGCCTCTAAGCACCGTAAAGCATCCTGTACAGTTTTTGCATAAATCTTAAAACCTGTACCAAATTCTTCTCCGATACTTCCTTCTAAATATACATTACGCAACATATCTGTATGCTCCTATTAAATATTTATGCCAAAAGGGATATATGCTTTCTCTACAAGACAATCTATTTACTGCATGATGATAAAATATATCATTCCCTAAATAAACTCCACAATGATTATTTCTTTCTGCTTCTACCTTAAATATAAGTACATCATTTTCTTGTAAGTCCGAATTTATATTTATAGGTTTTCCTCCCCAGTCTTTTATTACTTCTGTAGAAAAATAATCTAGGTCTTCTTTTTTCCACCAATCATCTTCAAATAGTGCTCTTGGAGGTATTTCTATATTTTTAGATTTTAGATAGTCTCTCATAGCTTCAAAACAATCTAATACACCAAACTCGTACTCTCTTCCATATAAATCTATAACACTCTTCTCAGGCTGTAGTATATTTAGTTCCATTTCTGGGTAGCTAAATATATAGTAGGGTATTCCTAATGCATTGCATTGTTTTACATCTAATTCAGTTGGCTCTGGACTTTTATCTGGATGATTGTGCACAATGCCAACTATATCTGTAGTTCTTAAAAGTTTGATATATTCTTTTGAGTCAATAATAAAATCTTCATCTTTTTCGGCAACATTTGTGCAAGGAAACCATATTTTCTTGCCTTTTACTATAGCTAAAACTCCACAACCTTCCCTAGGGTACTCTTTTTCAAAATGTTGTCTTATTTCTTCATACAGCTCCACTATCTAAAACTCCTACTGCCAGGAAATCCTCCAAAGGGTAACATTGATTGTGTATTATTCCTAGAATGTGGAATAGCATCTGTTCTTACAGCAGAACTTCCCAGTTTTTTAGGTATTGCTTGGTATCTTATTTTACAAGATTTTAAAAGCTTACCACAGTTATCCCCTCTTAGCCAATCTGTTGTATTTTGAGTAGGTATTGAGTTACTATTTTGTCTAACTGCCCTGTAAACATTATTGTCTGTATATCTTACATAAGAGTTTTGTCTAGGATCACTCGCATTTACTGTATAAGTCGTAGAGTTATTCCATGTAGTATAAGTTCTTACAACTTGCCAGTTTGAATTACCCTCTGCAGGTGTCACACCATTAACAGTTGCCTCTGCTCTCCAAGTGTTGCCAGAGGTAGTTGAATGATAGACATAATTACCCTCTACATAACTATCACTTGCAGAATAGTCTCCTCTCCATGCTCGACTAGATAAAGTGGCTACGGCTTTGGCTGTTACACCCCCATTTGTCGGACTTGCACTTATTGTCACAGTAGGGTGTGCCCCATCATAACCACTTCCTGCATTAGTAATATTTATGGCTGTTAGTATACCCCCGTTAATAGTTGCTGTTGCTGTTGCCTGGGTCCCTCCTGCTTGTGGTGCACTAATTGTTACTGTTGGAGTAGAGGTGTACCCAGTTCCAGGAACAGTTAAAGCTATAGACACTATCGTAGAAATGTCTGCTGCTTTTCGTGTTCCATTAGCATTATAAAAGTGGTCATATAAAACTAAAGGCTCATCGTTCTCCGTAAAATAAAAAGTATAAAGATTACCATCTTTATCTGTTATTTGTTGGTGTATTTTCCAGTAACAAGCACTCTTTACAGGGCTAGTAGGGTGTTGTTGGTATAGCCATGGACAATACTTTCCAATTACAGTTCTTGAAGGTATTACTACACCTGTTAAGTCTGCTGGTGAAGCCAATTCTAAAGTTACGGATAAAAAGTTTTTATCTTTTATTCTATCAATTATAAATGTTTCTTTTGGAAACTCAACAGGAGTCGCACTTCCAGTATATTTTTCAAATGTTTTTCTTCTAGTAAGTCTTTGACCTATAAGACTATCAATAGTAAAATTATCCGCTGTTATATTTGTTCCATCAACTACAGCGTCCCATGCATCATCTCCTGAAGTAACTTCCATGTTTGTTTTAAATGTTGAACCTGATTTTAATATAGTTTCTACATTTGCTATTGTTATTTCGGGCCTATTCATAGCCCCTTCTGCTTTTTTCTCTATCGTATCCATTACTATAGGTAAAGCTAGGTATGTATTCCCATCAAAAATCAAATTTTTACCTGAGTCAGACCCATCTAAGTCCTTTCCTGCATGAAAATATAGCTTATTATTTGTTCCAGTTCCAAACTCTAACTCATACAAATATATAATGCCACTTTCTTGTTCCAGCGCTTGTGCGTCTGTTGCTATAGCTACACTCATGGTTCATATACTCTTTCAAAAGTTGCGCTTATATTATAGGCTTCATCATTAGCATATGACTGACTCCAGCTTCGACAAACTACTTTAATTGTAGTTACAGGATTACCATTACTATCATTAGAGCTAGAATTACTATCTGGGTACGTAAATTGAAAAGAAGTAACACCTTTTTTTGAGTTAAAAAATGCAATAATATCATCTGATTCTGCCTTTAACCTATTATTAAAATTTACACTATAGCTTTCTTCTATAGAATTTAATCCATCAACCATTCTTTGCTCGTATCCATCTCCGAATTTTGCTGTTCTAACTTTTGGGGCAGAGGTTCTAGATAGTGTTCTATCGGCTACTACTTGTCCTGTTACTCCTGGTACTGAAAAGCCTATGTCTGGCATTATGCTACTCCATAAGGGCTAAGTATACCGCCCGATCGTTTTTGAAACTGTAATTCTTCTTGAACTGCTCCTGCAACAAGTTTTCCAAGATTTGCCATCTTAGTATTATCAGCTTCTTGAACTTGTGCACCTCCGCTAGACCCAGATGAATCTACATTTACATTTACCACTACATTGTTTGTATTAGTTCCTCCTCGTAAGTCAACTGGTATTTCTCTATTATTTGGAAGGGGTACAACTGCTTCTGTTCCATGCAGTTTAGCCATATATCCAGAATCTCTTCCACGTGCAATTCCACCCCGAGAGTAGCCTCTAGGATCTTCTGTTATTCCACCATATCTGTTTCCGAAGCCAGGAATGCTGGGGACACTAAGCTTGCCACTTGCTGCCAAGTCTGCCGCAATTCTATCTGCCCCAACATTCTCGAAGCCAGTGGTACCTGGGTTCGTACTGCCAGCGAAGAAACCTATTGCACTTTCAAGAATTTTTACAGCTATAAGTTTTGCAATTACTTGTGCAAGTGCTTCGAGGACTGCTTTTGCCATACTTTTAAAAGCGTCTTTTATGCTCATAGTTCCTGTTATTATGCCTTGAATAGCGCTTGTCATACTACTTCCTATACTATTTGCTACAGTATCACCTAACTCACCTGCTACTGTTAGATCATCTCTTAATATTTCGGTAGTGGCTCTATTTAACTGTAATTTATCTTGTATTTTATCTTGAGCTTCTAGAAGTTGCTCCTCTGTTACTCCCTTCGGCAGAGCGGAAACATCCCCCGCTCTAAAAAGAGCCAAGTTTCGGCTTGCTTCTCTGAGCTGCATTTCTAACCTTAACTCTTCGTTTAGCTTTCTTTGAACAACTAATTCTTTTTCTTTTCTTTCTCTTATTATATCAGGAAGAGCTGCATTTTTTGCTGATGTCAAATTATACTGATGAGTCTGCCTGTCTAGTGCTTTTAACTCTTCTCTTTCTGCTCTTATTGTCTCAGTATATGCTTGCAAACCTCCAACAGATTTAAAAGTGTTATCAAACTGCTCTTGAACATCGCTTGTTGCATTTAATTCGTCACCAAGTCTTATTACTTCATCTTTTGTACCCGCCAAGCTTTCCAAGTATTCTAACTGCTGTAGTTTTGATTTACCAGACAACTGGGTACCAAGAGTTCCAAGTGCATCTTCAAAAGCTGCTATTTCAGTAACAAACTTTCTGTTAATAGTTTCAATATCTCTTGCAGCATCTGCATCCCCTGCTTGCAAGGCTTTTAGGAGCGCAGGAGAAAGATTTTTAATATTATCTTCTCCAAGCTTATTAACAACGTCTTGTATCGCTGTTTGTGTCTGCTCAGCTGAGAATCCTTTTTGTGTTGCTTCTTCAATTAACCTAGATATCTCTAAAGTGCTAATTCCTTTTGCTCTTATTTTTGCTTGAACAGCACCTTCAGTTTTTTCTATTCCTTTTAATATTCCATCTAAGTCTTTTCGAGCTGTTTTTGCATTTTCTCCTACTTCGGCAACTCTATCTGCAAGATCCTTCATTCTATCGTTTGCGGCTTCTGTTTTTGCTAACTCCTCAAGATTGAACATACTATCTGCAATATCTGTCAAATCATCTTTAATATCATCTGCAAAAGTAAAAGGAGATATTAAAGGTGCGCCTTTTTCAATTCCTAAAACTTTTTTAGCCCAGTCAGGTAATTTAGTAGCTAAACCATTTATAGCATTTGCAATAACATTCAATCCAAACTGTAAACCTTTTGCAAGACCTGAAATAGTGTTTATAACTGTCTTTACTACTGTCATTGGGGCTTCCGCCATTGCTCGTAAGCCTTCTAATACTGCAGTAATAACACCTAAAATTATTCCTGCTCTCATTGCTGCGTTTATTGCTTTTCCTGCAAGACGTGCTGTTGCTGCAACAAGTCTAAAAGGAGCTACTACAGAGGCTTTTATTGTTTTTCCAAATATCTTTGCTCCTCTAATTCCTCCCTTAAAGAAATTTTCTACTTTTTGGCTTGTAGTAAAAGCTTCTCTATTCATTTGTTCAAAAGCTGCTTTAAAATGTTTTACTCGTTTTACGTCTTCTCCAGCAAACATACCTGTTGTAATTTCACCAGATTTTTTATACTGTTTTTCTGCATTTTTTAATGCTCTTGCTAAGGCTGCTTGGTCTCTTTTATTTAAGGTATCCCCTCTTGCTAATTTTTCTACAGTTTTACTTTTAGTTCCACTGTCTACAAGCTGTTTTGCAATCCCAACAGTTTTCTTTGTTGCTTTTTGTCTTATATCTTCTAAGTCTGCTTTTGTTTTATTTAGCTCTTCTCTGTATCTTTTCCATTCCTGTATGGAGTCTCCTATAGCAGCAATCGATCCTTTTCCAAAATTTGCAAGTTTATTTGATAGTGACTCTACACCAGGAATGGACTTTGCAATAGATAAACCAATTAAACCAAATACGATAGCGGCTGTTTGAGCATTATCAGTTAGAAATTTAGCGAGAGTTTCAAACGCAGGAAGAATTGCTTCTGTTACGGATTTAACAATACTATCAAAAGTTTTTTGAAGTTTTATAAAAGGATTTGAAAATGCCTCAGCTTCTCC